GGTCTAATTCTTCTACTACTTCAGCGTCTTCAATATCATCTTCTACCACTGAATCTGTAAATGCCTTTTCAAACTGACCAGTCTCATAAAATCCAAAGATTAATTCAACTCGCTTTGCGTTTCTTGCACTATCTGTACCATAAAGATTAAACAATCGTCTGTACTCATCCTGTGGACTGGTTACTTCAGCAACTAAGCCTGTATCACCGCCAACAATATCAACCAATTCTTCGCCATACATTAATCTTAAAATTGACGCTTCATACATTGGAATATTCTTATCAATAACAATGATTCCAGCTTCCTTGTGTATCTTTACATTTACTAATTTAATTTTCATGCCTTCTTTCCCTTCTTTTTTTATTCAACTAACAATACATTGCAAAATTACAACCTATTGGTGGTTAAACAAAAGGCTAGAGCTGTTCACAACCACCCTAGCCTTGAGCTTAACTGTTATTAAACAGCTAGTACCGCGTGTGCGTTCATTCTGTTACAAGTCAATGAATACTTGTCTGACATACCGAACTCAGCTACGAACTTATCGCCACTACGTGATGGTGTGCGAAGTTTCATATCATGGCCATCCATCTTCATAAGCGTTAAGTGCTTAGTGTTGATGAAGTAACAACGCTTATCCCAGTCAGTAGTTGCTGACGTTAAACCTTGTACAGCTTCAAATTGGTAGTCGATTACTAATGGAACACCTCTAAATGTTAGGTCTGAAATAGCACCATCTAAAGAAGCACCATTTGCACCAGCATTAGCATTGATAACGATTGAACCAGCAGTTGCTGTACGATAAGCATCGTAGAAGTCTTGACCAACAAGGATAAAGTCAGGTTTGCCACCATTCTTTGAACAGGCTCTCCAAGCTAATTCCATGTTGTTTAACAATGTTGCGCCAGTACCTGCTGTTGCGTTTGAGTGGTTTCTCCACCAAGTAGAAGTTGCACGATCAAAGCCACCAACAACACCAGTCGTTGGATCAAGGTCAATGATTGCATCTAAGCCAGCTACTGCTTGAGCGTCTTGAGTACCATCCATGTGTAAGTTTTGGTCTGTTTGAGTCAACATACCATCACGTAGAGAAGTCATCTTCTCGCCCATCAAATTAACTAAAGCTACTGCTTCGTCTGCTGAAGGTGATGAGTTAGCCTTGTCCACGTCAAACGTGATACCTGCTGATAGCGCTTCGTCCTCATTGATAGTAAAACCATCGAAGAATGAAGTCCAAGTGTACTTGGCGTGTGCAATTGGATCAGAATCACCATAAGTTACAGTATCTGCACCATAGTAGAATTGACCTGAAGAATGACGCTCTTTACGAATTGGTGTATTAATGTACTGTAAAGTACCTTTAAACGACTTCTTCTTAGCGTCTAACTTTTTGATTAGTGGAGTTTCAATATCGATTTGCGATACTGGAGTTTTAGAGACATAACGGTCTCTTGCGTAATTACCTGCTTTAATCAGGTCTGTTGCTGAGATTGGCATAATAGCTTTCCTGTAATAAATTAAACATCCACCTAAGAACTATTCTTAGGTTTTATTTAATTCGTACAAGAGAGCGTGAACCTCTTAACCTTATCAACGCTGTAAAAGAGCGACTCTTACGTTACGACTTACGAATATAGTAACCCTTGCTATTTATGTCTTTTAATCATGACTCTTGAGGAGAGGTCTGAAAACAACTTATTAAGGTCGCAAAGGTTATCTCTAATATACACAAATTGTTTACAACAAGTAATGATAATAATCAATAGTTTACAGTGCGTATATTATCTACCTAGAAGGCTCATCGCAAAGTCCATATTAGCTTGCTCATCACTGACATTAGCACTAGCGTAGTTGTTAACTGCTTTAGCTTGTCTTCCAACACCCATTGGCGCTGTTGCAGGCTTCTGCTGTTCTACGTTTATTGCATGATAACGACTAACAAACTCAGTCGCCCACCTTTCCATAGGAATCCCTTCAGAAACAATCTGTGCTGTCATACGCTCTAGCTGTGGCTTCTTAAACTGAAAGTCAGGGTCTTGAGCTTCAAACTGTCTAACCATTGCTTCAATGTTATTAGCTTGTGACATAACCTGTTGCTCCACCTGTTGTTTTTGTTGGTGCTGAACATTCTGTGCTTGCTGGTGGGTTTCTTTCTGAATACGTCTCTGAGCTTCACGATTAACATAAGCTTCACTAGCTTCACCAATCTCATAGTCTTTCTTCAAGTCATCGAAACGCTCGTAAGCGTCAGGAGTGTCGCCAATCTTCTCACTTAATGTCTTGGACAGATTTTGAACAAAGTCTCTTGCTTCTATCAAGCTTTGTGGGTCACTACTGTTAGCTTTACCCATTAAACCGATCACGCGAACAAAGTCTTGGTTTGATAAGCCAGTGCTTTCCACTTGACTTCTGAAACTTTCGATTGTCTTTTCCTGAGTACGTGCAACAGTATTAAGCTTTTTATTCTTGTGAGACAAATCTTTAAAGCGCTCACGAGTACGTTCATTACTGATAGTTCCCATGAATGCTTCATCAGAATCTTCTTCTTTCTTTTCTTCGCCTTCAGCCTTAACCTGCCCAACTTCTTCTTCAGTTGCTTCAACTTCTTCTTCAGTTGCTTCAACTTCTTCTTCACTGCCTGACAATATATCAAGCGCTTGCTCTGCTGTTACCTCTACATCTTCATCAATTACTGCTTCAACTTGATCTTCTTCAACTGCTACATCAACTGCATCAGCTACCTCATTAGCTTCAACCTCTACTGGTGCATCAACTAATTCTGCTGTTTCATTTACTTGGTCTTCCATAATTATTCCCTCTTGTTTAAATTTGCCCTGCTAACTGAGCAATAATCTCAGGTGAAAGTTGTGGTGATTCGCCTTGCTGTTGTGCTTGTTGTTGTAATCCACTCATCATACTTGGTGAGACACTACCACCCATTCCGCCTTGAGCTGGTGCTTGTGGCATGCTCATCTGTGGAATGAATTTACTTGAATCGCCATCAATGCCGAAACGATCTAAAGTCTCTTTGATGTATTCTTCAAGGTAGGTTGCTTCCATGCCACTTGATTGTGCTTGCACCAACTGACTAGATAACTGTTGAAGCACTGGCAATAACTCAATCCAAGTTACTCTATCTTCATACTCATCAGGCTTGCCTGTTGATCCAGCACGTACACTTACGTTACAGAAGTTAAAGTGCTTGTCTGCTTTCTGCTGGATAGTGCAATTTCTCATGTAGTCATCGTCATACCACGTAGCGCCTTCACCAGCAATCTCGACAATCATATCTTTGTTGCAACCTAGCAAGTAACACTGAGCTGTGTAATTAGAAATGGCTGAAATGAAATCCTCTAACGTATCACGTTGCTCAGATACGCGAGTTGCACGACCATTGTTCATAATGGATGCTTCTGTTGCTGTCTTAGCCTTAATAACACCACCCATATCAGCTTCTTGAAGGCCTGATACAATCTGCAAGTCACGCATAATCTGATTAGTGTCGTATGAATTAGGGTCAATAGGAATATGTACACCCTTCTGTAAAGCCTGCTCGATCGGTCTGCCTTCAGTGTCAATCGTTAGTATCTCTGCTGTCTCTGAGATAGTAAACTTTCTAATGTCGCTTTCCTTTAACCCATTCACAACGTAGTGTGGCTTGTTCATTTCTCTATGTCTCATTAACTTGGTACGTGTGTCTGTGTACTCATCCTGCAAAGGTAGCCACTGCTCTAGGTCTGTCAATGGCTGATACTCATCTTCAAGCTGATTAAACGCTAGACCAAAGAATGGGTACCATTGCTCGCCCACAAATCTTGGAGTCCATGATCTAAGTGGTGCTTTAATACCCTTAACGATCAGGTGAACCCTATTCTGATCCTTATCCCAAACTTCATACAAGGCAACAGGCTTAGAGTTGTCAGCGCCTTTATTGGTAGCTGTATCTAAACCTGTATTAGCAGTGTCGTTATAGTCTGAATCTTTCTTGTCTTTGCCCCACTCATGCGTAGTCACTGAAGACCAGTCATACTCAGGGAACTCACCTCTAAGTTCTTCTTTAGACTTCCATATACGCTGATACATCCTTGCTGATTTGTGTACGTTTGAGAATGAGCCAACTGAAGGGTGGATCAGTAAATCTTCAAAGTCAATATTATCGATCACTATGCCACGAGTTAATACAACCTCAGATGTATTCATCAAGCCTTCTTCTACTTGCTCAAGTCTAGCTTTATCAAGATCATTGTTACTATCTTCGGCTAGGCTTTGCTCTATGCCACGACCAAGGTGTAAGTTATCCTTGGTGTCTAATAGCTTGGTTGTTGCTACTGGACTAGGGCCTAATACATCCTGCATGTGAACCTTTACCCAGCCAATGGAACAAACCTTTGCACTGCGTACTGCGTTCTTAAAAATATGCTTGGTGTTAGACTCTTTGAAAGAATGATTTAAAACAATCTCAAGCGTCTTAGCCAAACCTTTCTTGTAAGTAAGTGTATTGCTCTCCATCCCCATGTGATTAGCTTCCAGCTTCTCGTTTACATCCACTGAAATCTCAGGTGACTTAGCGTAAACATGTGGTATCAAAGACTGCAAGGTTGAATTTATTAAGTTGGTTTTAACGTCTCCATCTTTGAAGTTCTCGCCCTTAATATATTGTCTATTCTTTGTGATCTTAGAATAGATACCACCCTCGTCACTATTGATTGATTTAATTTCATCTATCTCTTTGAAGTATTGATTAACTAACGCTTCATCCTGCGCTGGATCTTTAATCTCTACTTCTGCCATTACTATTGTTACTTCTTCTTCACTGTTGTGCATGTTTGCCCCTATCCATATAAATGTTTAAAACTACCTTCTACTACCATATTCCCTTCTTCTTGCTTCCTTGGCTTTGTCCTTCTACTCACCAGTGAATCTGTTACCTCATCCCATGTGTGGTCTTCCTGTGTTGTGTCAATATCTTCCCCATTCTTTGGGTCTCTCATCATCACAGGCACAGTCCTAACAAAATGCTTGCATGTATCAAATGCAAAGAAGCCATCACCACCAATGACCTTCCCTTGTTCATCTATCTTTGAATTGTTTAATCGGACCACTATCTCATGTGCTTTATCAACACGATAGCCATGTCCACTGTTTCCTTTCTTGGCTGGCTTATTAAAGTAAATTCCAGCTCTAATGAAATGCTCACTAACACCAATCGTTGCACCATTACTTGAAGGCAAGTCACCAATATTGTTTTTAAACTCTACACCTCTAGTACGTTCAGCTTCATCGAGCTTTAACATTTGCTCTGCAACCTGCTGTGCTGTCTCATGTGTTCCTACATTTGGTTCACCACCCCATCCATACAATTCACGATAACGATAAATATTGCCATCGAAGTCTTGTGCGTACCAGCCAACTGAATAAGGCTTATCGAATCCCCAATCAAGTCCACGCCAGTGCTTCCATCCTGTTGGAATAGGAAACGCTTTGAGCAAGTGTACTTCAGGCTTCCAAATACCATGAAGGTAGGCACCACCAACAGCACTGAGTGGTTTCTGCTGGTACAAGCTCTCCCAATCTCTACTTGGTAACGATCTTCTTATGTCTTGTAGCTTTGACAAAGGGTATCTCTCTGTCCATAGCGCTTCACCTGCCTTACGCCCTAGCTCATCCGTAAACTCTGCAATAGCAGGAAGGTTGACCACTTCCCAGTTCTCGTGTTGCTTCTCACGTAGAAGATAACCTATTAGATCGTCTTCGTGCCAACGTGTACCAATCAGCAATATCCTTCCATTAGGCATCAGTCGTGTGTAAGCGTCTGCGTTGTACCAGTCCTTTGTATTTTCTCTGTACAAATGAGACTCCGCTTCTGCTCGTGATTTAACTGGATCATCAATCAACAGAAGGTCAGCACCTTTACCAGTGATCGCACCACCAACACCAACCGCACTCAATGAGCCACCTGACTTTGTTTCAAACTCAGTCTTGGACTGACTATCATCGCTCAGTATGTTTCCAAAGATAGTCTTGTACAGATCGGTCTTGAGCGTGTTACGCACTCGCCCACCGAAGCGTTGAGCTAATGACGAACCATAAGCACTAAGTATCACCTGCCGATCAGGATTGCGACCCAAGAACCAAGCAGGGAATAACTCACTAACTATCAATGACTTAGAATGTCTTGGTGGCATTGAGATAATCAACCTATCTATCTCTCCCTTCTCTAAAGCTTGAAGCTTTTCAAATACAAGCTTGTGGTGTGGCGCTACCTCGAACTTAGGGAAGCACATGATACTGAACGCACCTAGGCTTAATCGTGCAAATGATATTACATCTTGACTCATAGAAGTTTCTTTAAGTTATCCCTCTGCAATCTAGACAGATCATTCTCAATGACAATTAGGTGACTGTTGTCTGAGGTGATCTCCATTGCCTTACGCTTGGGCGCAACATACTGGGCCAGTTCCTTGCTTGCCTGAAACTCCATCACCTTATCGCCTTCCTTCTGCGCGTCTATTGCTAATCTAACCAAAGACTCTAATGGGTCATAGCCTAACTCAGCCAGCTTGTCAGCAACATTTAGGGTGCGTTTGTTTGGTGTGCCTTTCTTTCTGCCACCCCATTTTTTGCCTGTTGTATTTGCCATACTACTTTTGAACTACTTTAGTTAATATCATTATCAGGATGTGACTCATTCAGCAAATACTCAACCTGTTGCAATATCTGCTCATATTTATACGTTTCAGTTATCTCTTTCGCTTGCTTAATGCCTTGGTCTGCCATCGTCTTAATCAATTCCAGCTTAACCCTGCATTCTTTCATCGT